GTCTTGCTTCATCGCTATCATTCCAAACCTACGCGGAGAAATTTGGATTAAAAGCAATCATCGGTGAAACCATAGTCGTAGCGCGTAATTACGATGCTAAGGAAGAACTTCAAGAAACGTTTGAACTAAAGCTATATGTAATGAGCGATGAGGGTTGGCATAACCTACTGCTTATTTCCAAAACTATAAACGTGGATTACAGTGGTTTTATCCCTGCTGAGGTACTTTATAAGTACGGTAAAGGAATATGCTGCGTAGTGCCTAAAACGAGTGAATTCAACTATCTTGTTTCAAGTGGTAAGCGTAAGGAAGCATTGAAACTCATTGCTACATATAAAAAAGCATTTTCAAAAGTGTATTATCAGATAGATACTGTGGAATATGCGTCGCAGCAACTATTCCGAGAACATCTGTCGAATATTGATAATTATATTCGTTATTTCCGAAAATCGCTAAAGCCGATTGTGATTAACGATAGCTATTATCTTGATGCCGAGGAACAGCCGTTGAAAGCTATGTTGCACAAGATATCAGGTAAAGCCGCACCCGAAGCAAAAGACCAATATTTCAAAAATGTAAATGATATTATTAATTCCTACGCGGAGTGGCTGGATGATGTAGAACCGTTGTTTGAAGTTATTACCGCTGGTATTAGTAATACCGTAGCGTTAGCCGATAGCATTAATTTTCGCATCAATAATTCTGAACGTAAAATTCCGAAATTTGAGGTTGAAGACCCAGAGGGGATGTTTTTTGACGAACTTCAAAAGGGGATTGACCGTAAATTAGTAGGTAAGGTTGATGATATTGATAAGTATTTGGAACGTATAAAGACAGAGTGTGAACTGATTGTACCGAATGACCTTTGTAGTTACTTTTTGATACTTTGGGATATATGCAATTGGTGCAAGGAAAAAGATATAATGATTGGCCCTGGTCGTGGTAGCGTTTGCGGTAGTTTAGTAGCGTACTGCTTGGATATTACGCAGGTTGACCCATTGAGATATTCGCTCTACTTTGAACGTTTCCTCAACGCGGCACGCGTATCAGCTCACCACTCTTATCATTTGACATTAGAAGATGGTCGTGAAGTAACATTCCGCGATGGCGATAAAATTCACCTTGTCGATGGTCGTGAAATTACCGTTGATGTTGATACCGATTTTATGAGTATAGATATAGATGTAACCAAACTTTTTAATTAAATGAAAGTAATTAACGTAAAGGTAAAGAAATTTTTCTTGGATACACCCGATGTCGATACCGATTTTCAACCATATGGTCGTGATTTAGTAAAGGAATATATAAAAGACAAATACGGTCGCGATTATTCTTGTAGTGTCGGTACTTACACGAGGATGAAGTTGAAAACTTGTATAAAAGATTTTGCTAAAGTTAAAGGATTGCCGTTTGATTATTCAAATAGGATAACTAAGGATATTGATGACCAAATAGAATATTCTTGGCAAGATTTACTTGAATACGCATCGAAATCTAAAGCGTTGTTTAAGTACATATGACCAAATATTCGCTGTTAGCATGTAAAGCAGCGTCAGTCCATCCGTCAGCCGTTATTATCGTACCGAAAATGTCAGCTGAAACTGGTAAGCCGATGAATATATACGAATGGATGCCGATTAAGATGATTGACGGTGTATTAGTATCGGAATGGGAGGGAAAGTACACTGAATCATCTTTATTCCTAAAGGAAGATGTACTTGGGCTATCCCAGTTGGATAAATTCCACGATATGCTTGACCTAATAGCTAAGAACCGAAACGAAACAATTGATGTCAATACTATTCCGTTTGACGATAGTGAGGTATTTAGATTTTTCCGTAAAGGATGGTGCGAAGATGTATTCCAGTTTGGCACTATGTCGCTAATGAATTATTGTAAACAAGTTAAGCCTACTGAATTTTCAGATTTGGTCGCTATGACGGCATTGTTCAGACCTGGTCCAATTGCATCAAATGCTCACTCTGCTTTTGCTGATATTAAGAACGGAAAGCGTAAGCCGAAATTTGATTATGGTATAGAGAATATCACTGGCGAAACATATTCGTTACTTGTATATCAAGAACAGATGATGTCTATCATTCACCAACTTGGCGGTTTATCGCTAATTGAAGCAGAGAATGCGCGAAAGTACATCAAAAAGAAAAAGATGAAAGAACTTAATGCGTTGGGTGATGCGTTTATGGCAGGAGCGATTGAAAACGGATGTCCTGCTGATGAAGCTAAAGTGATTTGGGATAAAATGAACGCATTCTCAGCATATTCTTTCAATAAATCGCACGCGGTTGCATATACGCTTATGTCTTATTGGAGTCAATGGTTTAAGGTCAATTATCCGTTGGAATTTTGGACTACATCGTTTCAATATGCGGCTGAGTCAGAAATTCCATACCGTATGTCTGAGATGAAGAAAATCGGTTGTGATATAGAGATACGCCAGCCTGATATCAACTATTCCGAAACTAATTTTACTTGTGACGCGGAGAACAACCGTATATTCTACAGTTTGAATAAAATCAAAGGTATTGGCGATGTTGCGGTTAAATGTATCGTGGATACAAGGAACGAGGGTGGTCAATTCTTTTCATTAGAGGAATTTTTAAGCCGAGTGCCGACAAAGGTGAATAAATCGGTAGTGAAGTGGCTTATAGTCGCTGGCGCGTTTGATATCTTAGAGGACATTAAACAACCACGAGATAGACGAAATCTGCTTGAAAAATATCTTATAGGTACAAAGGGTGATAAAGCACTACCTGATGCTTATAATACGGAAGAAGCAATTGTTTCAAATTCGTTTTGGATTTTGGAACAAAAGCGTTTGACTGGTTTTGGCGAGATAGATTATGAGAGTATTTTGCCGAATAATAAGATGAAGCGTTTGTATGTGAATGAAAGCGAATTTTTTGTTACCCCTGATAACACCGAAGTTTGCGTAGCAGGTAAGCTACTTTCATTCACCGAGCGTGAAATAAAAACTGGCGTAATGTGTTCGATGCAAATTGACTCAAATAATTCCGTTATCAGCCTGACTATTTGGCCAGACGCTTATGAGAATATTATCCGAAATGTTGATAATAAGGACATGCTGAACGTTAAAGGCAAGGTTATTTGTATTAACGGAACAGTCAGAAAGGATAAGTACAGAAATCAAAAAATGCTTTATTCCAACCCGACATCCCGAATGTTCGTCATAAGCTAAAAACCGTAAAAAATTGAAAATAGATATATGAAAAAATTTATCGAAAAAATTGAGGCACTGGACAATATAACACAGTGGTCAGAAAGAGATAGTATTATCAAAGAAACCGTATCACAGCACTCATTTAAGGTGGCTGCGATAGCTAACTATCTTTTACAAAAGATAGAGTTGGAGATTAAAATTAACGATAACGTCAAATTTGCGCGATTTAAGTATAATGTATTAGCTTATGCGATTATGCACGATTTTGATGAGGCAATTTTCGGTCGCGATGTTTCGCATATCGTAAAGTATAATAAATTCAATGGCGATGAAGTACGAAAAGCGATAGATGATTATGTTGAGCATATATTGGAAACCGAGTTTGATGGCTTGGTAACTCAACCTACGATGATAGTCAAGAAATTCGTAAAAGTTTGCGATTGGATAGCTTTGTTAACCTTTGTTCAAAGAAACCAGAATATGGGTGCTAAAACGTTTGATAACGAAGAACGCTATTGCGTGGAGTGCTTGGCTAAAGCCGTAGAATGCGCTGAAACGTTATTGAATGATGAGTATCTAAGCTATATTGATTTGAGTGTTTATATTAAAGATTTAATAGCATAAAGTTATGAAAAAAACCCCTAAATTACAAGGTCAAACAATTGAAACGTTAGTATCTCAGTTAGCCGATATTAACGAAAAAGAACCTGCCGTTGCTCAGGCGATAGGTCTGGTTATTAAGCATATTCATGGTACTTATAACGATAAGTATGCTAAGGGTCAAGATACGATTGATACCAAAAAGATGCTCTACAATAAGGAGAATGGTGCTTATTTGAATATTTATCAAGTGTGTCGTTATTTACAGCGTTATCTAACTCAGGGTTCAAAAAAGTCCTATCTTATCAAAGACATCGAAAAAGCGGTACACTATTTGGTATTTGAGCTTACAAGACGTATCTTGAACGATGAGTGGGATGAAACCGAGCCTAAAGTATAAAGATTATGGCAAAGAAAATATTAAATATCGGTGAAAACGTTTACACCATAACGTTTGACGAATTTGAAGAGGATATTGAATTAGAGCAATTATTGAAGATTGACTATTCAAATATCATCGGAGAAATGGTTACATTTCCAATCGTAGTAGCTAAGTTGGGTAACATGCTTGCTGATGCTGAAAGTAAAGTTAGCGAGAAAAAACTCAATCTGGATGTTTTGGAAGCAAAACTAAAAGAGGAATACAGATTACAATACGCGGAACAAAACAATGGTAAGAACCCCACGGTTGATGCGCTTAATTCGTCTGTTCTGCTTGATAAACGTTATCAGGTATTTAACAAGAACCTAATCACCGCAAAAAAGGTACGTGATTATTTGTTAACGATTTATCTTGCCGCCAAGGATAAGAGCGAGAAAATCAACAGAGTTTTTTATCAGGCTCACCCGAATGATATACCTGACGGTGTAATTGAGGGGCGCGTAAACAGTTCAATAGTTAAAAAGAATAAACACAATAAATTAATCCAATAAAAGTTTAATAAAATGGCAAAAAGTTTAAGAGAACAATTTAAGGCAACACCAATCAAATCATTGCGTAAAGCTATTGATAGAGATGACGCAATGGTAGGTGTTCAAAGTAATGACTATTTAAGTCTTGAAGATGGTAAAACATCGAAAATTCGTATATTCCCTGCTCATCCCGATGAAGATAATTTCTATGTTAGCCGTATGTGCTACTGGATGAGTTTTACTGGCGATGATGGCGATGTAAGACGCGGAACGGTAAATGACTCAATTGCTCACGGTGGTACCGAAAAAGACATTGTACGTGAATACGTTAAATTCGCTAAGAAACGTTATGGTGACGATGCCGATAAGATGGAGGCATTGACGGGCACTGGCTTGAAATCAAATTCTCTCAATCCGCGTTATTCTTGGCTATGCTATGCCGATATTGTACGCGATGGCGAAGAATTACGTCCAAAGGTTTGGGAATTTGGTAAGATGGTGCGCGATTTGCTGAATAAACTGGCGATGAGCGAGGATGATGACGAGCCTATCCAAGTTGACCCATATACCGATGTTGACGAGGGTTTGCCAGTATTGGTTAAATATCTCAAGAACCCGAACAAGAAAAAGGGTGAACAATACTACGAAGTTAGTTTTGCTAAGAAACCAGTTGCACGTCCACTCTCAGACGAAGAACTTGAATACTTTTCAGGTGTTAAGCCGTTGACCGAAATTACACCGCGTTACAATATGCGCGACTTTGACCGTGCGCTTGATGGCTTGCGTAATTTTGATGAAGAAAACGGTTTTGACCTATTCGATGACGATGAATGGCTTGATATCGTAGAAAAAGTTAAAGCGCAATATGATGCGTCGGATGACGATGACGATAAGCCTAAGAAAAAGACTGTGAAGAAAGTATCGAAACCCGAACCTGAGGATGACGAGGAAGAAGCACCCGCACCCAAAAAGAAATCAAAACCCGCACCGCAGCCTGAACCCGAAGAAGAAACCGAGGAAGAACCCGAAGATGACGATGAAGATGGTAGCGATGACGAGGGTGACGATGAATTCACCGATATGGATAGAACTCAACTAAAGAAGTACATCAAGGAGAAATCATTGGAAATCACCGTTAAAAAGTCTATGAGCGATGACGACTTGCGTGAAGCTATTCGTGCCGCTGTAGCCGATAGCGAAGATGAACCTGAGGAAGAACCTGAAGATGACGATGAGAACGAAGACAGTGGCGAAGAGTCAAGCCCCAGTATGACATTAGCCGAATTACGCAAAAAATTAGCTAAGAAATAATTGAATTCTCTTGATTTTTAGAGCTGTTTGCTATGGCGATTTTGAAATATAAGTCGCCATAGTTTATATACATAAACAACAATAATAAACAACCGTATTTATAGTATGAAAGGTTTAATTGATAAACTGGTAAAGAAATTCGATAACGAGAATATAATCAAATTTTCGGAAAAAGATGCTTTCAAAGACATGAAGAGTTGGGCGCACACAGGTAGTCCTACACTTGATTTCAATTTAGGAACTTTTGGCTTGCCTCAGGGTATAGTCGAAATCGCAGGTGTTAGCCGTGGCGGTAAAACAACGCTTGCTTTGGAGGCGATGAAAAATTTTCAACGCGAGAACCCCGAAACAGCCGTTTGCGTTATTTTATCTTCAGAGAACCGCGACAATAAAGACTACGCCAAACGTATCGGTGTTGATGTGAATAACGTCTTGATAGTTAAAATTACATTCGTAGAAGAAATGTTTCTATTGGTTAAACAGATAATTGACGCCACGAATGATGAGTTTAAGGCGAATAAAATCAAAGAGCAACCGAAATTTTTCTTTATGTGGGATAGCTTGGGTGCTACTTTGTCGATGTCTGAACGCGAAACTCTTGAAGAGAATAACAATCAGCTAACAAAGAAACTTTCCAAGGGTGAAACATTATCCGAACTAAAGCACGAGAAAATTGGTGCGTTTGCTAAAGAAGCAAAGAAGTTTGCGAAGTTTATATTGGCTGAAATGTATAATAAGGTTATCCACTTTGTGATGCTTAATCATACCTACGATACGATAACGGGCATGGGTATTTCCACCAAAAAATCTACTGGCGGAGAATGGGTACAATATATGCCAACGCTCAGACTACAACTTGCTCAACGAGGTATGGAGAAGTTAGACGATGAAGAGGTTGCGCAAATTTCAACTGTTAAGGTGATAAAGAATGATTTTGGTAGCCGTAAAAAAACCGATATTCGTATTTTGTTGGGCGAGGGTATAATTTTATCGCAAGATGATATAGATTATGCTCTTGAGTCAGGAATACTTAAAAAAGAGGGTGCGAAAAAAGTGACTTTTATGAACGGTAAGTTATCTTGGAGTTCACCGCGAGAATTTTTCAATTTATACCACGAGCGCAATAAATTCCTGCCTATCTTACACCGTAAGATACAGAAAGCTATGCAGAGTGATTTGCTTGCTATAAAGGCAAAATATAATGGTGAAGAGATGGATAATGACGCGGAAGTAGATGACGAAGAAGAATAAAGAGTATGAAAAAGGCGATAGCTATCCTTGTTAATGATTTACATCTTAACAAGGATAACACAGAATTAATTGAAGACATAATAAATCAGGTTGCAAACCATTGTGTTCAATTAGGTGTAAAAGATATATTGATTGGCGGTGATGTTTTTACGAGCCGTAGCGGTCAACCGTTGAATTGTCTTGTTTGTTGGCGTAGATGTCTTGATAAAATTCGTAGTTTGAATTTATCCGTAACCGCCATTCCAGGCAACCACGATAAGACGGATGCTGACGATGAAAGTAGTTATCTTGATGTCTATTCTAAGGATATGAATTTATATTCCGTGGGTGGGGTTAAGTTGTTTCCGAAAGCAGCCGTGGCGTTTATTCCGTATTTTACCGATGAGCGATGGTTAAAAGAGTACGAAAATGTTTGTGATTTAATTGAGTCAATGTATATTGACCGCGATATTGATAAATCTTTCAGTAAAATCTTAATCACGCATAGCGGTTTTGATGGTGTTATGAATAATGACGGAACTAAAGTTGAGTCATTAATTAAACCGTCTATGTTTAAGGATTGTAATAACGTTTTCATTGGTCATTATCATAATGCTTCCAAGTTAGCCGATAACGTTATTTATACTGGCTCTGCTTATCAGAATAATTACGGAGAAACCGTTGACGATAAAGGATGTACTTTATTATTCAACGATGGTAGCTGGCGACATATCCCCCTGAATTTTCCCCGATATATTAAGGAGGTTGTTGACGTGAATGATAAAGATACGTTGAAGAACTTGATTGAGAAGTATGAGGGCGAGGAAAATGACCACATACGTTTCATCTTCAGGGGCAAGAAAGTTGACGCTAATAAAGTGGATTTATCCGAACTATCCAAACGAGGAATTGAAGCTAAATTTGAAGCCGAGGAAACCGAGGAAGCAATTAACGTATCGGAGTCAGATGGCGTGATATCATATGACCGCAAGTCAATAACTAAAGATTTTGTAAAGTTTTGCTCAGAAAATAATATTAAGGGCAAAAAACTCCAATATGGGTTGAATTTAATAAAAACGATATAGTATGTGGAATTTCACTAAAATAGAGATACGAAATTTTTTCTCACACGTTAATTCAACATATGAGTTCAATAACAATACTTGTACGTTGATAGTGGGTGAAAACCGCGATAACGGAGGTAATAATGGCGCTGGTAAAAGTACGTTATTTGAGGCGATTGCGTTGGCTTTGACTAATAAGTCATTGCGCGACTTAAAGAAAGAGAATTTTATTAATCGTGAAGCGGAGGATTGCGAAATAAAACTACATATGCGCAACGATGTAATGAAATCTACTTTGACGATTGAGCGTAAATTTTTCCGTGGTAATAAGTCGGCACGTGTCGTAATTACGGAGAACGATGAAGTCAATTCCCATATCGTATCGGTTGACGAGGCAAACAAACGTATATATGAACTGATTGGCGTGAGTAGAGAGGACTTGTTACGCTATTTTATAATTAGTCAGGACAATAACTACACATTCTTCACAGCAGGCGATACGGAGAAAAAAGAAGTATTGAACCGCATCACTTCAGCCGATATAATCAACCCGATATTAGATAAATTGTCTGCCGAAAAGAAAGCTAAAGAAAGCGAGAAGAATGATTTGGAACGTCAGGTTGTAACTATTCAATCTAAAAAAGATGCTTATATTGAGCAAATTGAAGAATTAGAAAATGACCCAGAAACCGAAACGGAAATTGCAGAACTGGAACGCCAAATAATTCGTTTCAAGGAAACGAAGAAAGCGAATGATGAGAATATTAAGACGTTAGAAAAGCAAGTTAAAGCGTTGGAGCGTGAGCGCGATGCGATAGTTGTTCCTGATGTAACGGAGTTGCGGAGTGAGCGTAAAAAATTGCGTGATAAGATTGATGAGTTGAATAAAGAACGAAACGAAAACAAGCGCATATTCCGTTTAGCCGAACAAGACTTGGATTCAAAAATTACTTGTCCGCATTGTAGTAAGGAGTTCATAAGAGATAGCCAACTCAATTTATCAGTAGAGGAAACCGAAAACATCAAACTTCATATCAAAGCAGAAGATGATAAGCTATTGAAAAAGATAGAACGATTGAACGAAAAATCAGATGCGATTGATGAGCAAATTTCCGAAACCGAAACAATTGAGGAAAAGCGAGAAAGTATCAATCGTCAAATCAGACGCAATACGAGCGCAATCAGTGCCGAAAATGACGAAAATAAGACGTTAGATAAAAAGATAAGGAAACGTACTGAAGACATAAAAGAATTACGCGAGCAAAAGCGTAATGATGGTGTACTGCTGTCTCTGAAAGATAAGGTTAAGGATTGTGAAACGGAGTTGAAAGAATTAGCCGATAAGAGTGCGAAAAAAGATGAAGAACTTGAAATGGTTAATTACTGGAACTATTATATGGGCAAGGCTGGCTTCACGACATATCTTGCTAATAAATCGGTAAGCGTATTAGAGGGAACAGTCAACTCATTCCTTAAAAAATTCAAGTCCAATCTGTCGGTCAATATCAATGGTTTTAAGATATTGCGCGATGGAACGGTGAGAGAAAAGATTGAAGTGTTTACGCTTGATAACGGTATGAATGCTGAGGTGTTTATGTCTAAGAGTGGTGGTGAGCGTGGTCGTATTAATCTTGCAGGAGTGCTCGCAATACAACATCTTATTAATATGTCCACCGATGGCAAGGGTATTAATTTTATCGGTTTAGACGAAACTTTCAACGGTATTGACTCAGAGGGTCAAGAGAGTATTATCAAGATATTGGAAAGTATTGGAATAACGGTTTTGATGATAACGCAAAACGTATCGTCAGAATTTAATAACAATAATAAATTGTTGGTAGTTAAGGAAGATGGTGTAAGTAAATTTGCGTAGCTTAATTGAGTTTTTCTCTCAAAGTTTACATTAATATTGTATTATGTAAACTTTATATATAAATGGAAAACGAGGAAAGAGCGAAATACACAGCGCATCGCAAAGTAATAGCTATTGACCCTGGCGCGAATGGCGGCATCTCAATCTATTCCGTTAAGGAGCGGAAGTTGATAGAGGTCGCGAAATTACCATCCACACCTCAAGAGTTACTTCAACTCTTGAGGTTTTATCAGTATAATTCCGTGTGTTATCTGGAGCATGTGCAAGGAATACCTGGCGATGGGGCGCATCGGGCATTTACATTTGGAAAAGGATTTGGCTGGATAGAGATGGCGTTGATTGCTTGTAAAATACCTACGATTGAAGTAACCCCGCAGAAATGGCAAAAGGAGTTACAATTGGGGCACAAGGGAAGTAAAAGTTCAACGGAGTGGAAAAATAAGCTAAAGACTAAAGCACAACAATTATTTCCGAACGCAGGCAAAATCACATTAGCAACCGCTGATTCATTATTAATACTAAAATACGGTTTAATGCAAGAAAAATAGAAAACATCATGAAATACGTTTGTTTGAACTCACAATGCGAAAATTACCAAAAAGAAGAAGAATATCATAAAGAGTCATATTCTTTTGTCGATGGAAAATTGGTTGGTAGTAATTGTCGCTGTCCGCGTTGCGGTCAAATGCGCAAGGAAATCAACCCGAATGCTGACATGCCGTTGTCGGAGAAAAATATTGGTATTAATTTTTTCTCCAGTATGAGCGCGGAGCAGAAACGCGAAGTATTAAAAAAGCGGTCGCATGAGCATTTTAATAAGAAAATTAAGGAACGAAAAGATGGATTGCTGAACAAGGCTATGTCCGAGATGCGCGATATTAAACGAGGTAAATAACATCACATTAATATCATTAAACATCGGGCAATGAAAAAGATTTTGAGGCATGAATATAAATATAAACGTAAGTTTATCAACGTTTGTATAATGCGCATACGCCACGGCAATCGGAAAGAACGTACCATCAAAGGATATAAAACATATGTGTTCAAAGCGATGCAAAACATCATTCATAAGAACATACAAAATTACTTTAATCTTTTGAACGGTAGCCCATGCCGCGATATTCCTGAATATAACGAAATTCTATCAGAATGTTATATTATTTTTGATAAGTGTATCGAAAAATATAAAATAACCAAATACAACAATTTTTACTTTTATTTCAATAAAGCCTTGTCCCGAAACTTTTACCGATGTTATCAAAAGGAAATAAATTTCCCTGCCATAGAACTCACAAAAGAGATTGCCGCAGTACACCCCAGATTAGCATCGCATAGGAGCGTGGACACCCCCGAACTATTGCTTCATAATCTTAAATTAACGGAACTTGAGGAAGCAATCTGCCGTAGCCGATTAAATGGTGAGAAAGGAACAGAGTTTTTAAGAAGAAACGAACATGTAACACAGAAACAATATAATGACGCAATTAAACGTATTAAAGCAACATTGATTGATATGTGTGAAAAAGAAGATATAAAATTATGGAAGTAAACATTAATGCTTATCAAAAAGCTATTGAGGTCATGCTCTCATTGGGGCATACCGTCTTGCAGGTTTTTCCGTTAAACGACACAACCGCGTATTATTTTGCCGTACATCAGTTCAATCCGTCTATGACGACACCTACTGACGATATTCAATTCAATCAAGTCGTGGGTATAAATATCACCGATTTTGTTAGAAATAACGTATTGGTTGACCGAAATAGTTTTGTAACTAAATTTGAGCAATTGATATCTGACCCGACTACTGACGTGGTAAGGATGGAATTTCCGAATAACGTGCGTTGGTTTAAGTTTGCACCTGCCCGATGACGCCATCCCAATACCAGAAAGATATTTATAATGTCTTTCAAAATACTAATAGTAATTTGAATATTAGTGCCGTTGCGGGCAGCGGCAAGACAACCGTACTAATAGAACTGTTGAAGTTTATCCCAAGTGATAAAAATGCTTTATTCGTAGCTTTCAATAATAGTATCGTAGATGAGCTAAAGAGCCGCATAGAGCACAAACCCAATGTGGAAATTAGCACTATCCACAGCTATGG